CTTAAGACACAAGAAAATAAAGATTGGGAAAGCAAAAAAGCCCCCCGCAATTAAGCGAGGGGCTTTAATGTTACTAAAGGTTACTTCTTAAGACCGAACTCTGGTGCTGACTTGTCTAGCGCCTTAAGCACTGGACCAACTAGACCAGTAACAAAGGCTGTAGCCAATGTCTTTGGGTCGTGAACGCCTGCTGTGTACAGTGCAATAGCAGATGCTGCTGCTGCGCGAACATAAGACAGACCGATTTGTTTCATCTTTTCTACATCAAACATGTTTCTCCTTATGACTTAAACACTGGCTTGCCGAAGCCAACCACTGTTACTGCCTGTGATTTACGGAACTTGCTTCCGTTCTTCTTCTTGTATGCACGAACTTTCTCGCACACTTGACCGCCGTTGCGCTGGTCACCCTTCTTATCGGGGGCTGTGTTGCCCTCGTAGCAGGTGACAGTGCCATCGCCGTTGTCCTTGACCACAATACCAATGTGTGAAATTCTATCCACGCCATCGTTAGGGAAGTCAAAGAACACTATGTCTCCTGGTAGTGGGATTGCTTCTTCTGCTTTCTCCCACTGACCCTTCTTCATAAATGCTGTGGCACCTGCAACTGTTGATACACATGAAGGAATCTTTAAACCCACTTCATTAGCACACCACATAACAAATGAACCACACCAAGGTAAGAAGTTAGCCTTAGTAAAGGCACCGTACTTAGTCTCGTTGTCTTTAGGTCCTTCAATTACACCAAGTTGTGACTTGGCTATTGCAATAAAATCAAGGCGTTGACCCATTATTCACTCGCTTTCTTGTCAACCTTTGCAAAGGCTGCATTGATTTCGTCAGCCGTTAGGCTGCCATCGTTGAGGAAGAATCGGGCTAGTGCTTCTAGTACACGGGCACAACCAAGTGCACCTGCTAGTACTGCTGCTTGCCATACTTCAATGCCAACCAATGAACCAGCACCAATAACTCCTAGTGCTTCTGCTGCAATGACTGCAAAGATTCGCATGATTACATTTTTAAATGTTGCCATTGTTAATCATCCTTTGAGTTGCGTAGTGGATAGGTAACAGCCCAAGCAACAAGTGTGCCTGCAATGGCGTAACCAACTACTGTCTTGGCTGAACCATCAAGGACTACCCAGGCAATAAACATGCCTAGTAGAGTCCATAGTTGGTCAACCATATCTTTCATTATTTTCTTCATGGTTTTCTCCTATAGGCTGCTGCTCCTGCCATGCCTGCTGCATTAACTGCAGCCTGCCCAGCAATGACTGATGCGATAATAATTTTTTCTGACTCTGTTCTTTCTTCTTCTGACATGTCAGCACCGATGCTTGCTAATGCAAGTAGCGCTTGGCCTGGGTCAGAGAAAATTGCAGAGATAAGTGCAGCAGGGTTTTCAAGTACAACAAGGGCTGCTGCTACCTCTGCAGTGATAACAACCTCATTGCCGTTCTCATCTTGACGAACTTCAATTGGTGTTTGCGGTGGCAAATCTTCATAAGTAAGACCTGCTTCTTGGATTGCTTGCGCTGTAACTGGCTCACCTTGTGCTGCTTCAATCAGCGTTTCTGCCACTGCTGCTCGTTCTTCTGGTGTAGAATTAACTGTTGCCACCACAGGTGGTTCAGGTTTATCTACAGGAGGTAGCGGTGCAGGTTCAGGGGCAGGTTCAGGAGTTGGAGGAGCAGGAACTTCCTCTGGCTCAGGAGCAGGTGGTTCCTCAACAGGAACAGGCTCAGGGTCAGGAATTGCAACAGGAGGTTCTTCCTCGGCAGGAGGTTCTTCTGCAGGGGCAGGAGGCGCTTCTTCTACTGGCAAAGGTTCGGGAGCAGGTTCATTTACTGGAGGTTCTTCTGCGGGTACAGGCTGGGGTTCTGGCTCAGGTTGAGGCTGAGGTTCTGGACTTGGCTCTGGGAGTGGGGCTACATCAGGTGGTAGGTCCACAGGGTCAGGTTGAACTGCTACGGGTTCAGGCAAAGGTGTAGGTTGTGGTTGCGGAGTTGGCTCAGGTTGTGGGGTTGGTGTTGGTTCCACTGTTGGTGGGACTACTGGTGTGGGTGTTGGTTCGACAGGAACAGGAGTAGGCTGTGGCTCTGGGGTTAGCGGTGGCACTGGCAGTACTGGCGTTGCTGTACTGGTATCTACAGGAATTGGAGTAGGCAATGGAGTGGGTTGTACTGTTGGGGTTTCTGTCGGGGTGGGTTGCGGGCTGGATTCAGGCAACGGGGAAGGCAAATTTTCTACCGTTGTTGGTGAAGAAGAAGGAACAGGAGTAGGAGATGCACTACTCTCAGGAGTATTTGTTGCAGAAGGTTGCGGTGTTGGAGTCACAGTTGGTGCAGGAGAAGGCTCGACAGTTGGTTCTACAGTCGGAGTTGGACTCGGCTCAGGTGAGGATGATGGACTCGGAGTTGCAGTTGGCTCGCTGGAAGGTGAAGGAGCAGGAGCAGGTGTAGTTGCCACACCGTTGTAATACCAAGTACTTTCAGGTGCAGTAGTAGATACAAAAGTTTTCCATTGCCCTTGTGTTCCAATAGAACAAAACAATGCAGCAATGTTGCCCTTGTTTTCAAAGAATTGAGTTGTTGTATCCCAGCCAACATTAAAAGTTCTGGCTTCGCCAGCCTCGTTAGCACAAGTTACAGTTATTATGCCTGTGTTCTCAGCGTTAGCCTGAGGTAAAAAGAAAATAGAAGTTCCAAATACTAGGAACCAGATTGCAAGTAAACGGGGAAGTTTCACTTGTACCTTTCAGTTAGTTAGATTTTTCACACAAGATTTCATAAATGCGGTCAACCCTTTGTTCCAGTCTGTCAACGGAATCACGCAGGCTTGAGCCAGAATTGGGTCTTAATTCAGAAAGATAATGTTTAACTAACCAACGGATTGCTGCAGTAAATCCAGCAACAAGAGTCATAATAGAAACTGCTATTGCAGTCCAATCCATGGTTGACATTTTATACAACCGTTCTAACAATGATTTGGCAGATGCCACCACAAAGCCTGTAGTTACGGGCAGATGGTGTAGCACGAGTAAATGTAATCTGTTCAACTACACACTCAATAGGTTCTCCACCTGCGGTGAAGTCCTGAATAACAATAGTTGCACCAATACTTTCAACAGACTCAAGTGCAAACAAACGCTCACGGGCATAGCCTTCGTAGCCAATAATGTTGCCAGTCTTATCTGTCTCACGGTCAAACATAAAGACAGGTATTTGTAGTACACGAGCACGAGTAGGTGAAGGCAAAGCCTTAACTGCCAAGCCCACAACTATTGGACCAGTGGTTGCACTGGTTGTGTTGCGATACAACTGCAGTTTAAACGCAGCATCTGGTGAAATATATGGATAAGCATTTGCTAAATCAATATCAGCAGCGGTGCTGTTGCCTTCAAGAATTGTAGTAATAACTTCATCAGTAGTACTTGTCATCTTATAGACACCAATATCACCGTTGGCTGTGTCGTTGACTGTACGCACACGCACACGCTTCCATGCTTTGTTTTCCATGGTGTCATAACGAATCTTACCGTTACGGATTACACCTGAATCTACTAAATCTGTTGCATGTTGTAGCCATATACCTGAGCCATTAACAGCAAATGCAACTTGATTGTTGTCACCAATAATACGCACCGCTTGTACTGTTCCAGTTATTGCATCGGCATAAACATCTGTTGCTCGTGCATACACACCTGTAGATATAGGCTGTGCATAACCTGCAAGAGTAATAGGTTGACCTAAATTAATACGCATAGTGCCTGAGTCAGAGTTAACACCATTAGTGTTGGTTGCCCAGATGTATGAATCACGACCTTCAAAGTCGTAAACACCGTTCTCATTGTGGAATACCAATGGTCCGTATGTCATGTCACCGTTCATGTCTAAGGTTGCAATGCGAGCACCCTTGTTTGTTCCAACCATAAGGTATGTGCCAAGGTATGTGTATAAAGACAGAATTCTCTCGCCTCTTGGCATTACAGCAGCAGTAATAATGGTACCCAAAGCACCAGTGTCAGAAACTGTTAATTTAAAAATAGAAGAATGGTCGCCAGCATAACCACCTAAATAGATTGCGTTGGAACCTTCTGTTACAGAAGTCCAATCCCACAAAGCAGGCATAACAGTTGAACCATTGATAAGTGTTCCACTTGCAGCGTTCATTGTTGGTTTAATATCAACCGCTGCTCCTGCACCTTTACTATTAAAAGTAAGTTCATAGGCTGAGTAAGTTCCATCAGTAAATCCAAACCCAGCAACAATTCTACTCTTAACATATTTAATGGCTACATGGTCTGCTGTTAATGCATTATATGCGTAATGTTTATGTGTTGTACCATCGGATAATTTAACATCATAGATGCCAGCAGTTGTAGCCACATACATGTATGTACCATCTGATGTAGTAGCAAGGATTGTTTCATTGCTAATAGAAGAATAGTTAACTAATGCTGTAGATGTACCAGCGGTTGTAATCTTGTACATGGCAGTTGTCTGCGTTGTGCGTACACTCATGTCAGTTCCTACAAGGAAAGGAACTCCCGCATCGGAACCACCTGAATCAACCTTGCATTTACCAGTAAAGGCTTGTGCAAGCGTAGTTTTTTTAAGTAATGTTATTTGTCCTGGAGTCCATATATCTATGCCATAGGAATCTTTGTAACGAAAGCGAACTTCCATGTCGTTGCCCTCTAAAGGCTCAGTGAAGTTAATGCCTTCGCCATAGTGCCAAGAAGATTGTGAGCGTGTCCAATAGCCAGAGCCTGCCAGGGTATGCTCACCTGGGTCACGCATCTGGTCTACACGCTGAGCACGGAACTCTGCAGTCTGTCGCTTGTATGGTGTGTTGTCTGTAACAGCCATAATGAATGGCAAGCCAGCAATAGCAACATCAAAGGCGTTAGCGTTTAAGTCATAATATGTAGAGAGACGACCAGATAAATCAATTATCGTGCGGTCTGAAATGTCAGGTGCTCTTGATACCATGGCTTCTCCTTGTGTCTTAAGAAATAATAAATGAGCAGTTTAGACCCATACTCAGGGGTAATAACTATTTGTTATTCAGTTGCCTGCATTGGCTAGGTCACGGGCTTTAGTCATTAGTTATTCTCCTCAATAATTAAATGTGGTTCCCAACTTAAACCTTCTTCAAACCAGTGATAATCATTCCAATTTTCTGGTCGTGGAACAGGTGCTTCCCATTGCCAAGTTGTTTCATTAAACAACCAAGATGGATATGGTTTTGCAGGATAAAATACATCTTTTTCAGAATCATAAATACTTCCTTTACCTGCATACATTTTGCGTATGCTGTTATTATAGGAAGTGCGAACGCATTTTTGTCCTCTAAAATTTCCATACCAAGTTTCAGGGTCAAGACCCTCAATTAATTCAGTTTCATCTATTCCAGTAATAACTTCTGTTACTATATTATTTTCATCTAAAAATGCATAGTGTGCCATTATACGAAACTCACCGTCCCTGTTCCTGCTGTAAATGTTGTAGTATAAAAACCACCGCTTGGTCCACTTGTTGAACTTGTTAAACCTCCACCAACAGAAATAGTGCGTGTAGAAGGATATTTAACAATTACAATACCTGAACCACCTGAACCACCATTAGTTCCGCCACGGCCACCACCACCGCCACCGCCACCAAGATTAGTTGTTCCGTCTGTTCCATTAGCATTAGAATTACCACCCGCTCCACCTCCACCAGAGCCACCTGCTCCTGCAGAACTAGCAACTTGTAGATAAGTTTGTCCACCACCACCACCACCAGCATATGTAACTGATGAACCGCTAAGTGAACTTGCAGCACCAGCGCCACCAGCACCAGATGCAGCATTAGATGAACCGTTGCCACCTACTGCGCCAGCACCACCTCCACCGCCGTTGGCTGTTGTTCCACCCATAGCACCGCCAGCATAACCTTCAACTGGAGTAAATCCTCCAGCATTGCCAGGACCACCAGAACCACCAGAACAACCTGAATCTCCTGAACCACCGCCAGAACCACCAGCAGCACCATCATTAGCAGAACCAGGGCAAGAACCAGAAACTCCACCACCGCCACCGCCAGTAGAAAACAATGAACCAAAAACGCTATTGCTTCCATTGCCAGCCACTGCGCTAGATTGATTTCTTGCTCCACCTGCACCAACAGTTACTGTGTAATCTGTATTAGTAGAAAAAGATTGAGTTGTTAGGTTTCTAAAACCACCACCACCTCCGCCACCAACTTGTGTTCCTGGTGCTCCGCCTCCACCTGCAACTAATAATATGTCAAGATTAAAAGTAGGAAAGGCACTACCAGCACGAAAAGAAGTATATGTTCTTTTTGTTCTTATTGAAGATTCGGTTAATTTAATAACTGCCATTAGGAAATCTCCACTCCTGAAATGTGAAAATTAATTGTAGTAGCAGATGCAAAGCCTTTAATAGTCTTTGTAGTTGCAAGGACTTGTTTTAAATCAATAATTGTAGAATCGTTGGCAGCAACTATAACAGTTGTGCCAATAGATACATCATCAAGAAGTAATGTAAATGTACCAGCACTTGCTGCTGTGTTAGTTACTACAATGTTAGTTACTACTGTAGTTGTAGCAGATGGTACTGTATATAGCGTTGCACTTGATGTTGCTGCTGCTGTTCTAGCCAGCGCCTTAGTTGTTGTAGCCATTAGTTACTACCTTTCGTTATTAGATTGCACCCATTATTGTTAATAGGTCAAAGTCTTGCTCATATCCACTAGCATCTAGTTTTGCTACAGTAGCAGATACTATTTTAGTTAAACCATTAATTGTTGTTACAGTGGCTCCTGAGCCAATAGATGTTGAACCTAAAGTTGGTGCATTGTATCCAGCAACGGTTCCCCAAGAAGATGTTGTTCCATCAGTTGTTAGGTATTTACCTGAATTACCAGTTTGTGTTGGTACTACATAGGCTGTTGAGTCAGTAGCAACCAAAGTCTTAGATGATGGAATTGTAGTTGAGTTAATAGTTAAAGCATTAATGTTTGATACAGTCGCACCTGAGTTGATAGTTGTGCTACCAAGAGTAGGTGCTGAGTAAGATGATGTTGTAGAAATAGCCTGCCATGCAGAACCACTCCATGCATACATAAGGCTAGATGTTGAGTTCCAGTATGTAGCACCAGTAATGAGTGCTCCACCTTGATTATCAACCGTAGGAGCAGATGCTTTAGAACCTAAGTAACGGGCATCGTATGCTGTATAAGTTGTTGCTGCAGAGGTGGCAGAAGTTGCTGCCGATGTAGCACTTGTCGCTGCTGCTGTCTGACTTGTTAAAGCAGAAGAAGCAGAAGTGGCTGCGCTAGTAGCGCTAGTGGCTGCAGCAGTCTGTGAAGTTAAAGCCGATGATGCACTTGTTGCTGCACTTGTAGCAGATGTGGCTGCTGCTGTTGCACTGGCTGCTGCAGATGTTGCACTTGTAGCAGCAGCAGTTGCACTTGCTGCTGCAGCAGATGTTGAAGCAGCAGAAGAAGTAGCAGATGTTGCAGCGCTTGAAGCAGAAGTTGCAGCAGCGCTTGCAGAAGATGCTGATGCAGTAGCCGAAGTTGCAGCACTAGATGCAGATGTAGCAGCAGAAGATGCTGATGTTGCTGCTGCAGAGGCGCTAGATGCAGAGGCTGTTGCAGATGTAGCAGCGCTGGCTGCGCTTGTTGCTGCAGCCGTTGCAGAAGCAGCAGCACTTGTGGCACTGGTAGCAGCAGCAGTCTGTGATGTTAATGCTGATGAAGCAGAAGTTGCAGCAGCAGTTGCACTTGCAGCAGCGCTTGTAGCGCTTGTTGCTGCTGCTGTTGCTGATGCTGCTGCACTTGTTGCGCTAGTAGCAGCGCTTGTTGCAGAGGTAGATGCAGCAGTGGCTGAGCCAAGGATTGAATCTACATAATTCTTAGGTGCAGCAGATGATGCCACCATGCCAGCAGATGAAAGACCAGTAATCGTTCCAGCACCACTAACAACAATAGATGCTGTTGAAGTAACAGTGCCTGTAAGAGTTGCACCATTGATGGTAGGTGTAGTCAAAGTCTTGCGAGTAAGTGTTACTGATTGGTCAGCACCAACTACTGAACCATCGCCACTTTGAAGTCCGTGCACATGTGTCTGTCCAGCAGATGAAAGAATGGCAGTATCTGCATCGTAGCCACGAGCAGCAATGTGAGTTTGTTCTTCTTTGAAGTCACGACCAGATACACCATGACGGACAGATGTACCAGCAGCGTGTGCTACTGCAGGTGTGCTGTCTTGTCCACGGGTAATAGTAAGGGTGGTTGAAGATGCAGCCGTTACCGTTACTACTTCTTCTTTTGAACCATCTGGGTCAAGGATAAGTGTGTAGGGAACAGTTGATGGAAAACCGCTAACAGATACGACAGCAACGCTTGTTGTTGTATCGCCTGTTGCTGCTGATGAAATAGAGTTGACCAGCGTTGTCTGAATTGCTGTGGCGGAAAAGTTCCGCTTGAGTACTCCTGGGTCGCCTGCTGCCATGTGGGTGCCTTATCTCTGATAGTGTGAACGAACGGGGAATTGACGGCGCATGTTCTCCGCCACTTCGTTTAGACGAGTGTTGTAAACATTGAACAAGAAGCGTGCTGCGTTAGCACCGCTGCTTGGTCCACGCTGATTGTCAAGAACATCTGCTTCTGCAGATAGTGGACCCAAGCGTGCTGGGTCAAGGAATGAAACCATACGGAAGGCTGCTCCATAGACAAGCACATCTTCGGCATACGATGGCAGGCCAGTGACAGTAGACATTTCTTGTGATGCTGTTGAGTTAATATCAAATAGTGACGGGCGCTTAGCAAAAGCCACATTCACAGGACGACCTGGAACGATAGGTGAATACACGCTAAGGCTGTGTCCAAAGTTAGTACCATCGCCAAAGGCTGTTGGGTTAGCGGTACGGTCAATCTGCCATGCACGAACTGGTAGCCATTCTTTAGATGGACCAATGACTGAGTGAGTAACACTAAGGATGTTCTGCACTTCATCAGGAATATCATAGGTTGTACGAGCAGCAATGTAGTTGAACTGATACTGACCAATAGCAAAGACTTGTGGATACACAGAGTTGATTGTGTCGTTGATAGCCTTCTTGATTTCATAGCGTGGGAATACTGGAGAAGCAATAACCTTAGATAAGTTGTCATGTGCTACAGCAACAGAGCCACGCTGTCCACGCCCCCATGGGGCAAGGTTAAGAACATTGTCAATGTTGTTAGTGCTATTGACATACATCAATTCATCACCAATTTGGATAAAGCCACGGCTGGCTACGCTTGAATCATTAACTGAAATGCTAGTGTCTGATGTTGTTGCAGCAGCGGTAAGCCAAGTGGTTGATTCTGTATTCATTGTGTAACCGTGAAGAAGCGTGTCAATACGGTCAGTCATCTGTTCAAGAGTACTCACAGGTTAATGCTCCTTAAGGCTGATACTGCTGACTTACCAGTAGTTCCAGCAAGTTCATTGCACACTGCGTTTAAACCTTTATAGTTATTTGGTTGACGAGTTGAGTCAGCCTTGTAGTTCAATGCTCCTAGCAAATCCTTGCCAGTGGTACCAGCCCATAGATTGGCAGCACCTGGTGCCTCTTTAAAAGCAGTACGGGCTGGATAGGTGCCAGCATTGGCAAGCCTGTTTAATTCAGCAACGAGTGTAGAACCGTCATAACCTGTAGCCATAGTTACCACTTCACCTTGTCTGCCCAATACGCTGCACTCATTTTGCCTTTAGCAATGTTTGTTGCATGACGAGCCTTGAATGATTTTTGTCTTGCTGTTGGAGTCTTATCTCCAGTGACACCCTGCTGACCAAAGCGAATAGTCTTGACCTTATCTCCTTCTTTAGCCACAACTACATGTGACTTTGTTGGGTGACTTGGTGTGCGCTTAGGCTTGTTGAAACCTGACACTCCTGCTCGCTTTAGTCTTGGGTCTGTCATTTACTTTCCTTTAACCTTCTTAAGATTTGGATTAGACTTCTTTGCTGCTGCACTCGCACCGCGAGCACCTGCTGCAAGGATTGCTCCCGCGTTCTTCATTGGGATTCCTTGCTTCTTTGCGATTGACTTCTGTGCTGCTTTGAAACCCATTCCCTTTGGCATTACTTCTGTCCCAAAGTAGTTGGCTTATTAACCTCTGGGGCTGGGATGCCATAAGGGTTAACTGTTCCAAAGTTGTCATCTTGATTTACTACCTTGCTTCCGCATCCGCATGTTGTGCACATAATTACTTGCCCTTCTTCTTTAGCATTGACATACCCTTAGCAACTTCCTTCTTAACCTGAGCCTTTGATTCGCCCTTCTTAAGTTCTAATTTCTTCTGTGCTTTTGGTTCTGTCTTTTCGTAGGCTGCGTACGCTGCCTTCTTTGTAATTTTCTTTGCTGCTGCCATTTCGTTCCCCTTTTGTGTTATGACTTTGACATCTCCACCAACACTGATTGTGTAGTCGGCAGAAATCTTGATTGCCCTGCGTGCTGCAAACTCTGCAGCCTTCATAGAGTTCTTACTAAAGCCAGTGGCTAATGCGCCTAGTGCTATTGAGCCACCGCTACCTACTGCATATAACCCACGGTCATCTCGTGACCATAGGAAATCTTGGTCTACTTCATAGATGATTCCGTTAATACAGATAAGGGCATCAAAGCCAGCATCTGGATTCTTAGTTGTATCTGGCTCATAGCCATTGTCTTTGAGTACATCACGAAGCGAAGGCAGTACCTTGGTTTGTACGAATACATCCGTAGTTACTGTCTTAATAAACTTAGGTGGTGTCCAGATAAAGTTGGCTATGTTGCCAGCAATGGCATCGCCTGCAAAGGCGAATACATAATCACCCTTGCGTGTAACCTTTTCAAAACTCTTGGAGAAGTATGGCTTGTCATCATAGGTAGTCATGGAATCTGCAGCGATTACCGCCCAGCCTTTTCCCTGAATACCTACGATGGCAGTCATCCTTTAAATCCCCCCGTGTTGGCATCAAATGCTTTACCAACTTTGTTGGAATCATCTATTGCTTTTTGAACTTGCTTTGTTGATGTGCCCGCAGGTTGAATACCTTGGTCACGAGCAGACTTGTAAAGGTCTAACTCTTTGTTCCACTTTTTCTGTGGCATGTTTTCTGCTCTGCCTGCATCGCCAGTACCTAGTTCTAAAGTACCAATCTTGCAACCAAAACATCCTTCAACAAACTCAGGGTGTTTAGTTTTCTGATGTAAGTTCATAGTTCTGTTATGTACTCCCCATAATCGCCACCGATAGTTGGGTCGGTTAAACGATTCTTTGTTTTTTCATCAATAATATATTCATGTCCACCTAAGTAATGTTCAGTGGATGCTGCAATATCTGTTTGAGCGGGGAAACGATAACTTGAGTATTGTCCATCAATCATTAAGACAGAAACTCCACGGTGGATACCGTAACGAATAAACAGTCTGTCCCAAGCAATCGGGGTTTCAAATACTGTGGGTGGTACAAACTTGTACTCTGCCATTTATTCTCCTTGTTAAGTGTAGAGGGCGGGTGAAAGAAAATTAACTCCCGCCCCCTACTATCAAATTATGACTGGATTGATGAACCAGTCTCAATGCGGTACAACGCAGCCTGACGGTATAGTGAGAATCCAAGGACTCCGTACCAACCGATAGGGCGGAAACGCATCAAGCGGTCAACGACTGGTCCGATGATAACATTTGGCTCCTGTGCAACTGCCTCCGCAAGTGCCTGCTTTCCAGCAAGGATTGTGCGGTAGTTGGCTGTTACTGGAGTTACTGTTACAACAGTTGTCGCTGTTACTGCTGCTGTGTTAGCAGTGTCAACAGTGATTGTAGTTGTTGAACCAGATGTAACCAAAGATGTAATCTTTGCACCTGATGCAATACCTGTACCTGAAATCTTATCTCCTGCTTCTGCAGAAGTAGCAATTACAGATGATGAAGCCACACCAAATGTGTAACCTGCTGATGTACCAGCAACAGTTACTGCTGTTGTAGCAAGTGCTGTCTGGTCTGCGCCATCTACGCCACGGTACATACGAGGTGTTTCTACAAAGTAGGCACCTTCAAATGTTCCGATAGTTCCTGGCCAGAACTGTCCTGTGCCAGTCTCTGCGTACTTGTGCATGTCGTTCCATCCACCAACGCCTGTTTCTGCACGAAGGTCATGTGAAACTTCTGGGTGGATACCACACCAGTAGAGTGAACCTTCGCGTGGAACAGCCTTGTTTGAACGCAACTTAGCAACACCCTTACGGATGTTAGCAGCAGTGATTGTATCTGTTGCTGTGATTGTAGCAGTTGATGTACGGCTTCCACCGTAGATAACATTTGAACCAGAGCGCAATGTTTCCATTGCAATCTTGTCTAGTGAGTCAGCCATGTTGAACGCGATGATGTCTGCAACTGCAGGGTCAACATCTGAGAGTGAGAACAATTGCAACTTACGAGTTACAAGTGATGCGTTTCCGTATTCAGCGAGTGATACTGAAACTGTTGAAACATCTGACAGTGCTACTGCATCTGGGTCAGTTGTTTCTGATGAGAGTGCGGATGTTGCCGCAGCCAAGTCATTGTAGATTGAGAATACAACGCTTGAACCTGGCATCGCTTGCTGAGCAGGGCGCTTGTCTGCAACTGAACGAATCAGTGGCTGAGCACGAAGCGCAAACTCTACATAGCGGTCATACGCAGTTTTGATTAACCCTGCAAGTGCAGAGGTATCTGTATACGCCATAGTTCACCTCCTGGTGATTGGTAGTTTTTAGTTATATGTTTGAACGCCAAGGATTGAACTTAAATCAGCAGCCGATGTAGCATTTAAAATCTTTGCAAGTGCATCTTCATCTACACCTGGTGGTGTACCTGTTTGCATTACATTTTGGATTCTACGCTGTGCATCAGAGGCAGTCTCTTTAGCCTGAGTTGCCTCAGGTGACTGCTGTACTCCGAACACATCGCCATACTCAGTAAGCCATGCTGACACGGCTTCTTCTGTAGTATCAATATCCTGTGGGATAAATGCTGCGACTTTTGGGTTAATTCCCTTTGCTGATAGAACATCCTTGACAGTACGCTGACGAGTCTGTGTTTTTAATGTGGTTGCTTCTACTTCAAGTTCTTTCAAACGCTTTTCAAGCGTGCGATTTACCCTGCGTAGTTGCTTGACAACATCCTGTGGCTCATTGCCAAAGTCATCATCTTCGTCATCGTATTCGTAATTGGTAGCCATCTACCTATCTCCCTTTGTTAGTTGTATTCGCAATCCACAAACAAGGTTCGGGGAAACCAAGTCGGCTATTGCTCCCAGTCTTATACGCCCCCCTGGGCTGGTCGGTCAGGGTGGGGATTCTTTATATTGCTGTTTCTCGCTTGAGTGAGCCAGAGCCTAACCCTGAGCCACCACCAAAGCGTGCTGCTTCACGGGCTGCACGGCGTTGGCTATCAAGAATTGCTGCTTGGTCTTTGCCAAGGATTGCTGATACCGCTTGAAGGTCGTTGTAACTAGCACCTTCAATGGCTGCCAGTTTGCCTTGGTTACCTGCAAGTTGACGAGACTGTTGGAAAGCCACATCAAGTGATTGCAAGTCCATAGTTCCTGCAGCGTTGATGAATGATTCGGCAACGCCGTATCCTTCTTTGCTTGTACCAAAATCAAACTTAGACTTGGCAGCCTTAGCACCAATTTCTGCAGCACGGGCTTGGCGTTTAATAATGTCAATGCCAATTTCTGGATTAAGCAAGTATGTAATTGCTGCAGATTTATCTACACCGTAGTACAGGTTAAGTTCTGCAAGTATATCTGGATTAGCCTCAACATCTTGTGCAGCCAAAGCAACTCTATCTTCAAACGCTTTAGGCGATACTAAGTTACCAATCTGCTTACCAAGTTCGGCAGTGGTTCCAAATATCTTTTTGTCAATGCCATAGTAATCAAGGGTCTGTAAGAAACCTTTTTCCATACTGATGTACTGACCCGCATCTACCGCTTTACCAGCCTTAGCAAGACTTTCCATACCAGGAAATCTTTCTTTCCAGGCTGGAGTTTTTTGCAATTCTAAGTACATTTGAGACTTTGTGTAGTCCTGCTTAATCATGTTGTCTAGTTCATCAACAAGATTCTGAGGTAAACCTAAAGCCTTGAGAGTATTACTAAATTCTGTACGGGCATCAAGTCTGCCTTGCTTAGCAATATCATCTGCAGTCTTAGCAGCAGTATCAACAAGTACACCATTGTTATAGGTTGAGCCAAACATAGTACCTGTGTACGGTTTGCTATCTACAGTAAATGGGTCAGTAGTTGAACCACTGCCACTGTAATTAGAACCTGTTACTGGATTGGTTGTTAAAGTAGTAGTGCTAGTTACAGGCTTAGTTGTAGTTACCGTAGTATTGGTAGTTACAGGCTTAGTTGTAGTGCTGGTTGTAGCAGGTACAAACCCTGCAGGTTTCCAAGTACTTGATGTAGCATCCCATACTGGAGGCTGGGCAAGACTGTTAGCACCTACGGGTGAATCAGGTGTTGCCTGTGTTGGTCCACCAGTTGCACGAGCACCATACTTTGCTTGGTTTTCTGGAGTGTCAACGGCTGAATAAAGTTTCCATGAACCAGAAGTTGTGTCACCAATCCAACTGTAATACTGAATCATTCCTACTTTAGTTGGTGCTTCTGGGCGAACAGCAAAGTTATACAGTGGGTTAGTTTTAGCGCGAGCCTCTGCCTCTGCTGCATTTTGTGCATCACGAGCAGCCTTTAAATAATCTACTTTTTCTTGTTGACTCATTGCAGCACGCTGCTCTTTAGTTAAATCAGCATAAGCAGTCTTACTTGGGTCTGGCTTTGTATCAACAGTAGCAGTTGTGATAGGAGTTACAGTAACATCAGGGGTTACAGTAGTTACAGGAGTTACAGTTCCGCTTGCTGCGTTAATACCTTCAATGGTATTTGTATTGACTCCACCATCAGGCAATGCAGCCTGAGGAACTGTTGGTTTAATTCCTGATGCAGCGTTAATACCAGCAATAGTTGTTGTGTTAATAGTACCGCTAGTCTTAGGAACTGATGTAGAAATACCAGCAGCATTTGCTGCTGCAACAGATGCTGCAGCCCCTGTTTTTTTAGTAAGTTCATCTACAACAGGAATAACAACAGTATTTTTTTCTACTAATGTAGAAGCCTTTGCTGCAGTAGGTTCAGTAACACCAGCCAAAACATTTAAAGCACCAAGTGATGATACTTCATTGCCACCATCAAGTAACATTACATCTGGATTAATTCTCATTAGCCTACCAATCCGAACATCTTGGCTAAGTCAAGTGCAGTTGAACTGTATGTTTCCTTAGCGTTGCGTGTCTGCTGCCATAGTGGGTCAGACTTAACTTGCTTAGTAAAGTCTGCAAAAGTACGAGCAGCACCAGTAGTGTTGTCAACTGTCTTAGCCATTAAGTCATCCCAAGTAACATTGCTTTCATCTACTTCAAGTAGGTTAGCCATCTGTCCACGGTATGAGCGAGTAGCCTCATACAGTGTGCGACCTGAGTTAAGTGCCTCAACAAATGCTTTGTTGTTAGGATTCTCAAGTGACTGACGGCGCATCTCTGCAATGTAATACTGTGCATCACGCCCATCGCTTGAATCAAGCAGTGAGTTGTTAATCATCTTCTCATAAGTAGGGTCAAGTTTGACACCATAGGCGTAGGCAGTATCACGAATCTTTGATAGTGAACTACCAATCTCACCGCCACCTGTGAACACAATAGGTGCTTGACCTGCAAGATAGTCTCTTAGTTGGTTATCATCCCAGCCGTTTTTGACGGCTTCTTGTGCGATACCACTGACATAACCAGTCTTGTCGTAAGCCTTACCAGTTACAGGGTCAATACCTTGTACAGTAATACCTAGTTGTTCTAGGTAACTAGATACAGAAGCAACCTTATTACGGATTAATTCAACAGTTGTTGATTGTTTGCGTGGGTCATGTGTATTTAAATACCATGAGCGTAGGCTAGGTAGTGTTGTTTGCCACCAAGATGTGCCTTCAAGTTGTCCCTGAAATTGTTCAGAAGTCCAACCTTCTTTAGACGCTCTATCAAATAACCCATCAATCTCAGCCTTTTGTTTTTTATCATCAAGTCCAGCAAAAGTTGAACGAAGGAAGTCAACATACATTGTCTTAAGTGCAAGGTCTTTAGCAGTAACTGCTGCATCGGCAGCAGCCTTCGTTGCTGCAGCCTTGTCGCTTGCAGCCTTTGCATCTGATTCTTTCTTGGCTTTGTCTGCTGCTGCCTTTGCTTCATCTGCTTTTTTCTTTGCAGTAGCAGCATCTTGTTCTGCTTTAATTTCAGCAGCAGTTTTAACAGGTACAGTAGGACGAGTAAAGGTTCCTTTGTCATACGCATCCGTTCCTGGAACTAGGCTTTCACCTTTAGGACCGTACTTAGGTGTAGGTTGACCAGTTCTATCTGCTTCGCGCTGTGCTTTTTCTGCTGCTGCTTTTTCTTTTTCTTTATTTTTAGCAGCAGTTTCTTTAGTCTTAGCAGCAGTTTCAAGCGCAGTAATCTGTGCCTGATAGTCTTTAAGAAGTTTTAAAGAGGCTTGATATTGAGTCTTGGCTTTGTTGTATGCATCTGTGCCAACTTTTTCTTTGTCCATCATCATGCCCCATTGGGCAACGCCAATCTTGACAGGACCAATTTTTTCTTTAAGTTGCGCTAGTGTAAGTGCCATAGTTATGCCTGCGCGTTTCTAACATCAGCAGCAACTGACTGATAGATAACATCAAGATACTTATTATCTTGCTTTATCTTGTACTCAGGTGATTGCATGAGTGCGTTGCTAAGAGCCTGTTGGCGAGCAGCAGTGCTTGTATCCTGTGATTGAGACATGACGAGGTTAATTGCTTTTGAGTAATCGTTACCTGTGGCATTGCGACCAAGCATTTGCTGGTAAACAGATTGAACTGCGTAATCTGCTTCCTGCTTTGTAAAGACAGGACCAGTACTAGATGTGCCACCGCCATTTGCTTTAAGCGTGGAAAGTATCTGTGCTAGGTTTACACTGCTCTTTGCCATTATAGGACCACCGAATCATTTGCGAAGTAACGGTTAATAAATTGTTCAAACTCTGGGCTACCATTTGTTAGTTCATCAACAAACATCTGATATACCTCAGCAACATCTGCATTGCTTTTAGCGCTAAGTGTACCTGAACCACCTGCTGCATCACGCTCTTGAAGGATTGCAGCAATCTGCTTGCGACCATCTAAGTAAACAAGTGCTTGCTTTACTACAGCACGGTTACCATTTTGAGCCATCCACTTCTTATCTTTAAAGGCTGTCTCAAGAATTTGTGCACGGCGTTCGTACTTTGCTTTGTCAGGTGAGACATAGGCTGAGTACCAATCAAGGTTATCCACCTTCATCTGGTCAAGCCATGCTGCCTTTGCATCCTTAAGAAGCGCCATGTTTGGGTCCTTAGAGTCAGTAATACCATTTTGCTTTTGGTATGCACTGATTTGTCCCATTAAATCTTGGAACTCTGCCCATCCACGCTTGACATTGGACTCAATAAGAAGTTCATTGGCTGTGCGATTCTGACGGTATGTACTTCCACTGCCAGGTGTAGCACCATGCTTGTACTGCCATTGATATGCAGCCTGTGAGAAGGTGTACTGGTCATCGCCATCGTTAGCAAGAAACCCAAGTAGTTCTGGGTCACCTGAACTCTGAGCCTTAGCCATAAGGTTTGAGAACTTACGAAGGTTACGCACTGTGCCAAGGCTTGGCTCTAGTCCACCCTCGTTCTTTGATTGACTGATAGTTGCTTCAAAGAAATCTGGATACATCTCAAGGAACTTAGCCTCAGCCATTCCCATTACACGCTCACCAGTCTCTGGGTCGCGGTAGTCAGCATACTGCTGTTGGAACTGGCGGTAAGTTTGAGCATAGAAATCAATCTCAGGAGCAATAGCAAATGGTGCTGAGATAGAAGTCAAAGCGCGAAGGAAGAAGAACTTGTTAGTTCTATCTGTAACTTCTTGTACCGTTGGCGGAGTTGAACGCTTGCCTTGGTTATATGCATAAGTTTCATAACGAAGCATCTGATTGTATGAACGAACATACAAATCATCCTTGCTCCATACTGTGCTCAATCGGCGTAGCGCAGATGGCAAGAACAAGTCTGATGCCTTCTGTGGCATACCCGCTGGGAAGAATACTTTGAGGGCATCTTCTAACTCTGGGCGTTCCTTAAGTACTAGGTATGCAGGAAGTACAGCAAATGGTCCAAAGCCTGGGTTACCTGGCTGACCTTGAGTAATAACATCAAGGCTTGTCAGTGGAATGTTGAGATTCTTAAATGAATCCTGTACAACTCCACGCCATGCCTTAGGCAATGAATCAATAAATCCTTGTGGCACACGCACTACAAGGTTAGCCTGTTGTCCACCCTGTAACTTGCTTGCATCTGTAATGCGGTTGCCATCTTTGTCAACAATAGTTTGACCATTGACAACCTGTGCAATTGTACGACCAGCGGTAGCAACAATCATTGGGTCCTCGGCAACCATGCCACCCCAACGGCGAAGTGTGTTTTCGTATGCTGCATAGAATGGAAACAGCAATTTAACTACACGGCTAGATGAAGCACCAGTACGGCGAACAATTGTGAACAATGTGCGCTCAACTTCTTGGCGTGATGTTTCACGAGCATGAGTTACAGCACGGTTAAGTTCATTAGCAGTAAGTTTATCTGAACCCTTAACACGCTGGATAGCCTCAAGATTTTGCATCAATTGCTTGTCATACATGGCTACTGCCAGTGGATGACGAGCAAATACATCTTCTGGAAGTGAACCAAGAAAGCGCATAACACGGCGGTTAACAGTGTCAATGATGCGTTCTTGGTCTTTGTATTCCTTAGAACTAACAACAAGTAAACCGTTTAATGGTTGTAACTTTTCAGGTGTAGATGAGAAGCGTTCTGTTAGAAACTTCTGTACTTCTCCACCTGATAGAGGGCGACCATCTGGGTTAGCGCTGCTAAGAATTAACTCTGTTTCTGCATCTGGAATATAAGCCCTGACTGCGCCACGAGTAGTGTTTAATTTTTCAAGTAACTTCTCATCCATCTCACCGCTAGATACTTTGTGGAAACCAAAGTACTTACCAGCCTGAGTGTATGTCTCGTTAGCGTAAGCCTGTCCCTCACGAGTGTGGAACCATTTAAGAATATCGTCATCAGATTTTTTATCAAGAATCTGACGGACAACAGCATCCATAACACCTGTCTCAGGGTCACGGAAGTGCATGTTAAGAATGTTTGCCCAGCCCTCAAAGTAGCGTGGGTCTGTTGGCTCAACTAAGCGAACGCTGCGTGAACCAATGCCTGTAAGGAAAGCCATCTCTTGATTAGATACTTGGTTGTTCCAAGTTTGTTCAGCAGATGTGCGACCCATGAACCAAGTTGCATCTTGGTATGCCTTAGGCAATTGATATGAATGTCCACCAGCAGTAACTTCGTGGTAGCCATAACCAATGCGCTGCTTAACAGCGTTTGATTCTGCTACATCAATACGAGCACCAAGGCGAGTAACGGCATCATCAAGTGCTGAAAGAGATTCAGCCTTGCTACGAGCAATGTTTGCAGCAGCATCTTCAATGCCGTTGTTAATCATTGATTGCAAACCATCTTGTAGATAGTAAGGTGATACAGCGTTATCTCTCATGCCTGAGCGTGCACGCTTGCGTGATGCACGGCTTGCTAGACGGCGCTCCTTAGGAGTCATATTGGCAGCCTCAAAATCAACTGCAACATCTGCCATAGCCTGAGGCATATTGCCTTCTTCAAGTGACTTGATGTACTGCTTTACTTGACGAGCACGACCTTTATCACCAATTGAATCAGGAAGAATAATATGACTTAAGCCAGCAGCACGCTTATCATCAGAAACAAGAAGGCTCCCGTAACCATTGTCTTTAGCCCAACGGGTAACAGCATCATCCTTTGCCTGCCAGCCTTTTGTCTTAAGCCATAAACTAAAGTTAGAAGTTTTGTTGCCAAATACTTCTGTCTTAAGTTCTTCTGGCAAGTTGCGCCATGAGCCAACAATTTCTGTTGGAGTCATATCACCTTTGGCTGCAGCAAATTCTGCTTGTTCTTTCTTTGTAAGAGTTAATGTCTTACCATAAGAACGAATCTGTGCCGTCTTACCTTCGTTGTAACCTACGCGGAATACAGGGCGCTTGGTCCAGTCTTTAAACAAGACTGTTTCTAAATCATCTGATTCAGTAGCAAGTACAAGTGTGTCGTAGTCAATAGCCTTGACACGCTGCCATGTGGCACCTTTTTTAATTTCAACTTTTTTGCCTGCGTTAACAGCATCAATCATATCTGATTGGAGTTTAAGCATGGCTTCGTTGGTTATATCTTCGCGCTTAGCAGAAGGATACTTAGGTTCTTCTACAATTGCTTTTAATTTAAATGTTGGTGCAATTGCAGGAAAATCTTTAGTTGCTGGTTCACCTTCGGCTTTAAAGACAACTTCAAATCTTGTTCCAGGTGGAAGCAAAACTTCTTGTTCTGCAACAAAAGAGTTATCAAATTTTAATCCAGATTTTTCATATCCAGGAACTGAAACATTTGCAAAGTCACCATAAGTAGCGTTGACATCTAAACCTTTTGTACCCTTAGGTAACTCAATTCTTACAACAGTATCTTTTGGTACACCTTGACTATCTGCAAGTTTTCCAGCAAATTTTTCAGCACCACGATATGCTTTAGATGTAGATGTAAAACCTTTTTCCGTAATGATGTCGCCAACTTTAGCGTTAAGAATATCTTGATTAGATGTTCCACGAAATACAACTATGTTTTCTTTAATAACACTGCGTTGAATTGCTCGTTTAAGGTCATTAACTGGAAATTTACTTGCGCTTTGTTGCGCTTGTAAAGATGCATTGCCACGCAATACTTCTTGAAGTGACTGACGAACAGATGGAGCACCTTGTACATATTCTTCAAGTGCGTTCATTTCAGTAACTGGCATTTTTTCAGCAACAGTAGGTGAACCAAATTCAGCACCAGGTGTTGTTTCTGGTCTTTCACCAAGACGACCAGGCTTGCCAGTCTTAGTTGGGATGTACTGTTCAATGGAGTGGAATGTTCCACCCTTGGCATAGCGGTCAGCAATTGACTTAACGCCAGAAGTTGCTACAGGGCGTGACTCATCAATCTGAAATTTAGTTGGAGAACCATGGTATGTAACCTTTGATTCTAAATCTGCAAGTGCGCCCATGAGAAGTTTAACTTCATCTTTTGCACGCAGTGGTCGTCCACCTTCAAGTGGCATTGGACCTTGGCGCTCAATAAATCCAGTCTTACTGTCAAGCAACTCACCGAGGCGTTGGTTAATGTGCTTGACCATCTGATTAACAGTCATGTCATCGTTGCGTAGCGCATCAATGTAACGACCAACTTCATCGTTCAAAACTTTAGAATCATCAGCGCGACCAAGCATTACATTTACATGGTCACCTAAGCGTGAAAAGCCTGTCTTACGGTTATTAAAGAAGCGTACTGCTCCCTCTTTACCATTGGCTAGGAACATACCTGGTAGGGCAAATCCTTTAGCAGCCATAGATAGTTGAGCCTCAGTCAAGTTACGAACTGTGTATCCAAGGCGCATCAATACAGATGTCTTAAAGATGTCGTTTACTGTGTCAAGGGCAGCAAGTCCCTTTTGTCCACGCAACGCTAAATCTTGTGTGTCAATGCCTGAAAGTAATGTTTTAAGAGAACCCTCATGTGCATCAATTGCGTACTTAAGTTTACGCATGTCAGCAATAATAACTGTGTTGGCTGCTTCACGATTTAGAATCGGAGCAACAGCGTGCTGAATAGTATCGCCTACAAAGTAAGAGATAAAACCTTGGTCTTTGTGTTTTGCAATTGCACCAGCACGGCGAGAATCAAATAACTGATACAGCGTATCAATTTCTTTTTCAGAATACTTTGGGAACAGATGACCCATTGCAATTTTTTCTGCATTGGCAATAACAGTCATACGCTCTGCTTCTGTAGCAGAAGTTAAATAGTTATCTGCTAACTCACGAGCCTTAACACCAAAGGTACGACCAGACAAGTCGTTGACTTCACGCAAGAATGTGTTGAACTCTTGGTATGAGTTGCCATCGTTGACATTAAATACACCACTTGGCAAATCATCACGGAGATAATTAACAACCTTGATAACTGGGTGAAGGCTTGTCTTTTGAAAAGTTTCAATAAAAGGTTCACCGAATGTACGGGCTGCTTGCTTTTGTCCAGCCTTAATAGACTTGCCAGCCATTGGTCCACGCTCAAAGCCATACTTAAGTTGAGTACCACCTGTTGCAACTTTATCCATTGCCATTGCATAGCGAGTATCTGTTGCAATCAAATCTGTTACATAATCAGCAATAGCAGCGTTGTGCTCTTGCGATACAAGGATGTCGCCTTCTAGTTTACCATTAAGCAATTGGCGCTCTGCGTGCGATGGACCATCGAGGAACTTTTCAAGTACAAGTCCACTCTGCGGGTCACGCTCAGCAAGTGCTGCCATAACTTTTGTATTCTTACCAGTAACAGCGCTGAATACTTCGCCAACTTCTTCAACAGTCTTAGCACGACCAAAGAGAAATGCCATGGCATCAGGGTTAGTAACTTTTTTCTTTGCCCAATAGCCAGCCTGTTCAGCAGCATCTGTCTCTGCTAAGTACTGTAAATCTTTAGCAGCAGGACCTTCACCCTTAAGACCAGCAGCAACAAGTTCATCAACCTTTTCAGGTGTCATTGCTACTTTACCAAATACAGCACGAGCAATGCGACCGTTAACTTGGTCAAGCATTGTTGCCTTTGATGCAATTACTGCACCTTTACCAAGGAATCCAGTAAATGTCAGTGGGTCAATAACCGTAGATGCAACAACATCTTCTAAGCCAGAAAGAATCTTGCCTGTGTACTGGTCCTGAAACGCAGCCTTACGGTCCTCAGGATTAAAGATGTCAAAACCTGCAGACATGAAGCGTAGGTTATTCTCTGTCCAGTCTTGAAAGAAACCACTGCGTTCGCCTGAGTTTTTACCAGGTGATAGTAATGAAAGCGTTGCTTGACCTAAAGAAATTTCTTCTTTGTTTGCATCAACACGCATCTTGTAAGCATCATAAGATTCGCCTTGATTTTTAAAACGACCATACATCAAAGGTGTATCAAGGATTCCCTTTGCAACAGCCTGGCGTGCAACGCCACCTAATTCATAAGACTTTTCACCTACGGCAAGTACGCCTTTAACAACACCACGAATTGGTGTAGTACCAATTTTAGCAATGTCTTTGGCTACATTTAAACTGTCAACATACCAAGGGTCATCATTGGACATTGCAGTAGACAAGTCATGATAAAGACCTGCAACTCCCGTAAAGTCTGCAGCACCTTTAGCCATCTTGCCAAGAGTGTTAAACCAACTCATACGGCTGTCACTTGACTTCTAAGCCAACGATAGTAGTTACGAGTTGCATTGCTTGCTCCAGGCATTTCTGCAATACGAGCATAGACAGGAAGAAGTGCTGCTAACTTAGCCATATCTTCATCTGTCTGTGCTGCAAGTCCTGCAGTTGAGGCTAGAACTTCTGGTCCTGGTGTTGTTGCATCCATAGCAGCACCAGCGGTAACTGCGTTTGGGTCAGTACCTTTAAGTTCATTAAGAGTAGGGCGCTTTTCCGCCATGTCCATTACAGGTGCTCCACCGCTACGACCCTGAGGGAGCGATACACCTGATTTATTCATCTTTGCAGATGACTGTAATTCCATAAAGTCTTGTGCACGGTCAATGCCAACAGCATATTGAGATGCCTGTCCTGCACTACCTGCGCCACCTACGGCGGAGACTGAAAAATTCTTTGCTGCTTCTACTGCCATTGTTTTATCCTTCGCTATAAGAGCGGTATTTGGGTGGACAGTTTTAAATCATGTCCAGGATTATGGATTAGTTTGAACCGCGAGTACCAGATGGTTGCTTTGTTAACATCGTTACTGATGCCTTAGGCTTACCGCCCTTAGGGGTACCTGTCTTGATTGGTCCAGAAGTTGTTGCCTTAGATTGTCCTGCACCACCCTGGTTAGCAGGCTTTGATGCCTTTCCTGGTTGGTTCTTTGGCTTTACTGGGTTTCCAAATGCCATATTTTTTCACCTCCTCCTAAGCGGGTAAGCGTTTGATAAGAGATGCCTGTAAATTAGGCTCTCCCCGTTGGGTTAAACCTGCTAGTAGCGATTGAATGTCAGGACGACCGCCTGGTGCCATCTGTCCTGCTGCCACTCCTTGCATACGACCTGTAGGCGCTAAGCCTTGAGGTAGTTCTTGCCCCGCACCTGCTGGAACCTCACCTGGTTGCCCCATAAGAGGACTTACTTCTGCAGGGGTAGCAGCAGGAGGGGGATTCTTAGGAGCCCACGCCTTTTGAATAGCAACTTCAATTGCTGTTCCTTTTTGGCGTTCGCTAATTACGGTAGAAAGTTTCATCAAAATGTCTGATGGGTCTTGTCCTTGTGAGGCAAGTGCTGGAATTGCTTGTGCATAAGAGGCAATAGCCTGTTTCATTGCATCACGCAGTTCTTCTGTTTCAACTTTTTCTTCTTCTTGAGTTGCATTGAAGTTAAATGGCATCTGACGGCGTAGGAAATCACGGGAAATTAACTTATCTCCACGAGCCTGTAGACCAAACACCAACGCACGGTTGGGGTCAAGGCCAGCCATCAAACCATACTGCACATCAACTGTGTAATCGCCGTCAATATCTTTGGCAGGCTTGTACTTAATGTTGTACGGGGTGCCATTAAAGATACCTTCTAGTGTTTTTTCCTGCTTACCAAAAATCTTTTCATCTGTCTTAAGTGCTAAAGCCATCAACTCTGTAAATGCACGGGCAAACATTGAGTGTGCTGTCTTGATTTGTGTATCAAAACCACCCATAAGAGCCTGAACACCACGGCCTGTGATGATAGAAGCATCTGAATTACCTGTGCGAGTCTCTGGAAAACGGATACCTAAGCGTAATTCGCTTTCAAGAACATGCTGCTGTTGGAAAGTATTTGCAGGTAGTTCGAGCGGGACTCTGCGAATTTCATTAGGCTTGCTGGAACGCATAATTGCATCTGGTCCAAGGGCTAACTCCTGTACATCTTGAGGCATTGCGATAGGTGCCTGTACTGATTTGGTTGCTGCTTCCAAAGAAAGCAGTGCGTAACGAGCCTTAGCAACTTGAATTGCTAGTGCATCATCAAACTGTCCTCGTGATTGGTCATCAATAGATGGTCGGCGTACAACGCGAACCATACATTCACCCATTGGGTTTGGAGCACGGTCAAGAACAAGGTTACTGCGCTGAGGCAAGAACAAAACATCTTGGTCTGCATCATGGAAACGCACAACCTCAGACATAGTTGACTGTGTATTCTTGTCATAAATCAAGTGTGCAATCTCTGGATACTGAGACATCAGTTCCTGAGTTGGCTTGTTAATGCGTTGGAAGAACATTGTGCAACGACCAAAGCGGTCAATGACTGGGTATGAACCAATTGAATCCATAAAACGGATGCGTGGCATCTGTGCTTCATAATCAACTTCAACTACTGCAGGTACAAATCCGTAGGTTACATAACGGTCTGCTGCGTTAAACATCTGTGATTGCAAATCAGAAAAGTCAACAATGCCGTTAACGATTTCTTCACGCTTGTCAGCCTTACGGCGCACTGCCTCAGACACCATAGATGTAGAGTTGCAGTTAAACGCAGGTAGCGGTGCAATTGTTTCTGCCAAGTCGCGGGCTGCAACATCCACCATATTCGCAACGATTGGATTCTCAAAAGGACCATCGGGGAATAAATCTGGGTAGACATCACGCATCCTGCCTTGACGAACCAAAAGAACTTGATTCATTCTCTGGTCACGGTCATCGTACATACGGCGATAACGGTCGTAGGTATCTTTGATTTCGTCAATAGATAGCGCCATGTTCACCTCCTACCTTTGTTAGATTGTCATTAAATCGGATAAAGAAATTGTTGATTGCTGAGATTTGTCATACCGTGTGTGGAACATAGATTGACGGGTATGGTTGCGTGCATAAACATTTGCACTATTGATGCGGTCACGAACGGCAAGTTCTGTAAACCAGAAAGCCATAACGCAGTCAGTCTTTTGAGACTTAGGTGCATCGGGGTACCAGGTAACTAATTGCTCAATAAGAGCCTTGAGTCCTTCTGATGAGTGAGTTGAAGGGAACTCAATTAAGTTAGTTCCTTCTTCATACCCATGGAATAAAGTGGTTAGAGATGCAACACCAAAGTCGGTGTCCCATTTATTTTGTCCTGTATGGTGTTCACGCAATGTTGCACCTCTAGCCGATAGGTATTCCCGTACCTCACGGTCCTGGGTAAGCATTGCTTGAAATGCATTTTTCTCAACACGCCACTCAGAAATTTTGTATTTATCAGTCCAGTCTTTTATGAGAGTTCTGATGTCATCTGGCTTCATGCCAGGTACATTGGATACATCTAACAGATAACGCTTCTGCGTTGCAATATCTAAAGCAATACAGACAGCAGCGGTATAACCAGACATAGCAGGGTCCAGTCCAGCCACAATGACCAGACCATCCATGCCTTCATGTCGGTTGCCCGCCTTACCCTTTGGAATCAAACCAATGTTGCGAGCGCCATTGATAACGCCCTTGATTGCTGCAGCAGGGAACGCTGAATCTTCATGAACTTGTTGCTGTTGGTAAACCATTGCCCACAAGTTGGGAGACATACGACTTCGCTTTTTAGACAAAGCCTCGCCATCCCACTTGGTATAGAGTCCATCTTCATCGGAGATACCCTTACCAGAGACAGGTGCCATATTGGTCTTAGGCCAGAGCGTTACCCAGTCCTGGTACTCATCTTTAAATTCCAAGACGGCAGGTTGTGCAAAATATGTCCAGGGGGAAGTTTCATCTGGATAGCGCATAGGGTCGCGCAGTTCTGAATACAAGTCTCTTGGGCGAAGGCGTGTGCCTACGACAAGTAATTTACCACCGTCATTGTCAATACGCGACATAACTTCGGATTGAATCCAGTCAATCTGCTTTTCATATTCATGGGCGTTGGTATGGTCAACACAGTCGTCCATGATAATTAGGTCAGCACGGGCACCGTAGATATGTCCACGAATACCAATGGCTTGCACCGTTGGGTCCTTTTCACCAGAGTTACGAGCCTCGGATGATAAGTAAATAAGGTCCTGCTTCCACGAATCAGAGTTCTTTTCAAAGCCGCCTGGAGGTCCAAAGGCAAGGTGTAAGTCCTGATAACGAGGATGGGTGAGTCTGTTCTTAATGGAGAGCAGGAACTTTTGCGCCATAGCCTGAGTCTTGGACACCACCAAGATACGGATGTTAGGGTTACGGCAAATCTGGTAGAGCGCGTAGTTGACCGTAATGGTCGTAGACTTGGCGTGCTCAGGTGGTGTATTGATAATAATTAAATCTTTATCCCCAGGCTCATATATGATACTAGGGTGTATATCGGAAGGGGGTGTACCTTCCAGTAAATCAATCCAGTGTCTTTGATGGGTAAAGACTTCTACCCCAAGGTATCTGGATGAGAACTCTGGAAACGGTGGCACCTCTACGGTACCTGTCTGTAGTTCGCCACGGGCGGTCATAGACCGCACTTTGTCTATCTGGGTACGGAATGTCTCATCGGTCTTACGGTAGTATTCGTAGGTCTTGACGGACCGACCGACAGCATCCATCGCCTTTTGGACAGAGTAGCCCTCCATCAGAAATTCTATAATTTGCTTTTTAATAGCATCCGCATTTTTAGTTTGCGAGTTAACTCTTTTATTTTCCATAGGCATAGTAGCGATTCCGCTTTATGTTAGAATCGCAGTTTATCCTTTCCTAACCGTAGGCTGTAGCCCCAAGGCGGAAGCCGTAGGTTAGGGCGTAATGTAGGGGCAGCCTATGGGGCTGCCAATGCTTAGTGGTAAGGCGTAATATGTAAAGCCTTACACTATGTATTAGGTGTCCAGAGGACACTAATTGGACATCTTTTTTGCAATTATTTTTTGTGACTTAAGCCACTGTACTATAAGTGCTGGTCAGAGCCACCCTCCCCTATCAAACTTATGTGACTACCTACATATATACATAACTTCACACATATTTAAAAACCCTGGGTTCGCTCACTGTCATTCGCTCCCCTAAAAACACACCTTGCTTTATTGCTTGCCCTATCTGCTTGCCTGCTTGCTTGTGTTCTTGCTTGGTCTAGTTCGCTTGTGCGCTATTACTAGAACAAGCCCGCATGAATCGCGGGGGGGGGATTGCTTGGCCTTGTGTGCGCTTGTGTGCGTGTCTCACTATGCGAGACGGCTAAGCCCTCACGCTCATCGGTGTGAATTGCATCACATTTGGCAATTTGAGCGTGTTCGGTGTTTGACATGCCTCAAGGGAGGCGCGTATAAATCTCCTTGTGAGTTCAAATCGGACTTACGACATGACAGGAGATGATTCAAATGACAGCAACAACAGCAACCAAGGCAACAGGCAAGGCAACCAAGGCCGAAGCACTCTCAACTCTCACCAAGGCGCTAGAACAGGCTCACGAGTTGATTAAGACCGAAACAGGCGCACCCCGCGCCACTCTCCTCGTGACTCGTGACCTCAAGGGCAGAAAGGGACATTTCACCCCGTACACACCATGGCAAAACGGGGCAGAATCTTTCAATGAAATCGCTTTCAATCTTGAGCATTTCACAACAGGCGAGGAACTCTTGAGCACTCTCTTGCATGAGGTTGCACATTCAATGAATCACATGAATGGAATCGAAGATTGCTCAAGCAACCAATATCACAACGCTAAGTTCAAGGCTCAAGCGGAGGCGTTAGGGCTTAAGACCGAAGAAATCAAGGGCAAGGGACACGCCTCAACATCGCTAACCGAGTTCGGTGCCAAGCGTTGGAGCAAGGCGCTAGGAATCCTCACCAAGGCGCTAGAACTAACAGCAACAGGCGAGGGAAGCGCCAAGCCTAAGGGCAGAAACACCAACCTCCTCAAGGCGGTGTGTGGTTGTGAGCAGGTAATCCGCGCCTCTCGCGGTGTGATTGAAGCGGGCGTAATCTGCGCCCTATGTCAGACAGCGTTCAGCGCTTAAGACAGAAGAAAGGAGAGGGGCGGAAAGCCCGCCCCCTCCCTTACTTAAGACAGGAGAAAAAAAATGGCTCAGAGAATGAAACTAACAATCAAGGACATGGAAACAATCAAGGAGATTTTAGACAAGGCTTATGATGATTTAGCAGCAGACCTAGGCACACCAGCCGAGAAATGCGCAATCATTATTCCAATCGTGAAGATTAGCGCCATGATGGAAAAGGAGAAAGCAAAACTGTCTTAAGACAGAAAGCCCCCGCCCGATAAGTCGGCGCGAGTTCACGACTCACGGGGGCACGAACTCTCAACCTAAGGTAGAGGGTTAGGTGTGATGAACATCACATCGGAAATGGCAAGGAATTGCCCGATTCGGTGGGATGATTACACCAAGCAAAACCACAAGGGGAACCGTTCTTCTTGTGTATTAAGACAGGAGATAGAAAATGACACTAGAAACACCGTTTGCCGTTGACCAATTCGTCCATGATTTCACCCTCGTAGTTGATAACGACCGCGAAGCATACTTTGAAACCATTGACATGGTACGCGCCAAGAAGGAAAGCATGAGCGCAATCAGCGACACAATGCGCGAAGGCTGGGCGGAACAGATAGCCAAGGCAGTTGATGTCTTAAGACAGAGTGGCGAGGTTGAAAGCGTGACGATTGACATCATGAGCCAAATGCTCAACGGCTGGGGGTCTAGTGCCTTTGACCGAATCGCCCGCCACTACATCACGAAAGAAAGCGAGGCTTAAGACATGACCCAACTTAATCATTTCTATGTTGAGATTTATTACTCAGTGAATGGTCATGATTGGTCAGAAATTGAGGGCTTTCTACATGAGGCAGATTTCTCAGGATACCTTAAGAGGAACCATGACCGAATCAGAAAGTTCAAGCGAGTTCAGAAAGTTGTGGCTTAAGACAGAATAAAAACATGTGATGCAAATCACAGCCTCAAATGTTGAAGAAACCGCGGTGTTCATGCCACCATTGAGGCACTGGTAACAATCCCGTTACCTACAAGACAGGAGAAGCAAGTGAAGAAAGCAGAACTCAGAGCGGGCGTTGCTTACTATGCAACCTCACGCAATAACGGCATGGAAACCTATCAAGACTCAGTGTTTAAGACACACAAAAATCACGAATACAATCGCCACTATGTAGTCTTTGAATCAGACGGACAGCCTAAGACTTCATACAAAAGCGCAAGCGTTATATGGATGACCAAGTGCTCAACCTTTGGTAAAGAGTGCCCAACTCACAAGACAGACGGGCTTTATACCAACTGCCCACGCACAGACTTTCGCCTTATGGATATTCGAGGCGAGTACTGGCCAATCATTAAAGACATGCACCAAAAGCGTAAGGGTCGCTGGACTAAGGACATCAGAGCCGAGCGCCTTGTTCGTATCGCCAAGCGCAACCAAGCCAAGCAAGAAGAACCAATCAAGGCAGAGTTCTATACTGTCTTAAGTCAGATTACTGGCGACCACTGCTCATCTTGGAACACACTAGGTGGATTCAGTGTCGAGGAAATGCAGAAGATTACCAACGCACTCAAGGCCAGCCTGCCCTCAGTCATGGCGGTGGCATCGTGACCACACAATCCATAGCACAAGGCTCAGACACCGAAGGCAACCTATGGGAAGCACGCCATATTGCTAACGAGTATCACCTCTATGAGAACAACATCTACCGAGCAACCATGAGCACACGCACAAACATCTTGCTCTTATTAAGTGAGGCCTTAAGACCGAAAGTAACTGTCACAATCTGCGGTGATTGTCTCATCCCCCTATCCACATGCCAACACAGAAAGGATTACAAATGAAACTCACACGCCGAGGCAAACAAGTCAGAGCAATCTTTATTTATGTCTTAATACTTAGCGCGATGATTGGAGTATCAAGTGCAATAGGTGTATGGGATATACCCGAATCATGCTTGGTCGAACAGGTTGGATGTCCTGCTGGATACCCTGCCCCGTAGTGTGACGAACATCACACCACAAAATGCTTGACATGAACTAACCAAACCGATTAACTACAACTACCAACTAACGACAGGAGAAACACAATGGCACTACCAGAAGAAACACTAGAAGCACTAACCAATGGCGCTACCAACATGTCATTCAACGAGGACGGGCACATGACTAGCGCAAGCGGGTCAGGTGTGAACTTATACATTCTAATCTCACTCATCAGTTGGATTGAGTTAGAACTTAAGACAGGAATGAAGATGACCCGACATGGGAGCACACTTAAGAAGGCTAACGAAATGCTAGGTACTAACTACAAGCGTAAGCAACAGGCGCTTGACCACCTCAAGTCACTCATGTCAGTACTTAAGACAGAAGGTAACTAACATGAGCGCACAATGGGTTAGTTACTGGTATGTATGCACCTCATGCGACACCTCAATGGAGGTGACCACGAGACGGAAAGTTAATCGTGCGCCTCAATGCACATGCAAGCACAGCCATGTAGTTCTATGTCAAACAGCACCAGCACTTACGACTGTGGCTTAAGACATGAACTCACAAGAGATGCAAGCCACACGCACGCTAATCAAGCGAGCGCGTGAGCAACGCAACGCCAGCACTACGAACGAGTGGTTCGATTACTGGCACGAGATAATGATTAAGTACGAAACCAAACTAAAGACAGGAGAAAACAAATGATTCCAAAGATACAGGTAGGTGCATTACTTAAGACAGAAACTGCATACGATAAGGATATGAACATCACCTTTGAAGGACAGGAGGTGCGTGTTATCCTACATTGGGATGACCATGACGGCTTTGATATTCAGTGGCTTGACCTTGAAGGCAGGTGGATTGGTGCCCCAGCATGGGCAGATAAGATAGAGGCAGACGGAGACATGAGTGTTGGACATTTCCTTGACTCATTAGAACCACACACTGAGAAGGTAACGCCATGATACTTATGGAGTGCAAAAGTTGCGGTGTCATGGTGCAGAATCCTAAGACATTAAACTACATGAGTGAGAGATGCACGCCTTGTGAATTAAGACAGAGAGAACAAGCCAACCGAGCAATAGATACATACCTTGACCAACAAGCAGAGGAGAAACGAGATGCTCAACTTAAGACAGATACATCCATCGGCTAGACTGTGGATTGTTACAGCAACTATCTTAGGAACTATCTTAGTACTTAAGACACCAACTGGTCAGCAGTTCGTGTCACCACCACATGGCAAGGTGATTGCCTACTATCAGAACGACTACCAACGCTATGCTATTGACAAGTTGATGAAGCAAGATGACCTTGAACAGTACGCATGTCTCTATGAATTGTGGACTGAGGAATCTAACTGGCGACCAAAGGCAGTGAACAAGTCAAGTCATGCGCTGGGCATAGCCCAACTCATGCCTCGCACATGGAAGATACTTAAGATTAAACCCACGAGTAACGGCTACCGACAGGTAGATGCAGGGCTTGCATACATTGACAGGCACTATGGCAAGGGTGCAATCTGCAAGGCATACGCGCATCACTTAGCGAAGGGTTGGTATTAAGACATGAAGCCACAGTTCCACAAAATAATCAGTCAGACAGGTACCAAGAATAGGCACGGCAAAGGGCTAGTTGCTTATGTCTTAAGATACAACCAACGGCTATGGGATAAGGCAGTGTGCAAGGGCATAGATACCGAGGTGTTCTACCCAGCACAAGAGTTGTTCAGTCGTGACGAGGAGCGCATGTTTGAGAAGATGTGCATTGAGTGCCCAGTCATGATGGCTTGCCTTGAGTGGGGCTTAGCCCATGAAAGGTACGGCGTGTGGGGTGGGACGACACCACCTATGCGACACAAGATTCGCAACAGAATAGGTTGGGCTTTGACAGAACCTAAACTTGGGTGATACTGTCTGTCTTGTACACCAGCCCCTGTGAAGGGGAAGCATAGAGGTTGGTGTACATAGAAAAGCCCAGTGATACTCTCCTGTCTCGCTGGGTTTCTCTATGTATTAAGCCAGACTATTTATCTAAGTCAAGTTCCTTAGCAAGCATGAACACTTCATCACTTAAGTCATCAAGAGTTCCATCATTATAGATAACATGATTAAACATGTAGTTATCCATAGCATGCTCAGACTTATGACTATTAACTGCACTGTGATTGTGTCTGTTGATACGCCACAACGAACCACTTAATTTCTTGATTGCATCTGCTTCATTAGGATAACGAACATCAGAGATAACAACTCTATCGTTAGGACTTAAGTCACGAAGCGCCATCTTAATCCATACATCATCACCCAACATGGTGCGACCTACCTCAGTACCTAACACTTGCATTAACCTGCGTACCTCAGGGTTTTGTTTAGCCATGTCCCAGCCATAGTCATCTACATATTCAGCAACACGAGTGATGCTATCTAATCTAGGGTTAAGTACCATCAACGCATGACGAATCGGGTCAGCAAAAGATACTCTACGGTATCCGTAATTAAGACATAACAATTCAGCCGTGCTGTCCTTACCACTGCGGGCATAGCCACTCAATCCGATAATCATTTAAGCCCCCACCAAATACCAATAGCAAGTGTGCCAATATAAATCTCAAAGCATTTAAGATTCTTATACTTAACAAAGCCAATGCAGAACATGTTCCAGTTCCACTCATGTGTCATCATCATTGTTCTTCCCTATCTGGTCTGCGGTATCTTCGGTTGTTCCATTGTGGTTGCTCACCACCGAGTCGTTCTTGTAACTTAGTTAATGCACGAGACACACGCTTGCGTACTGCCTCATCACTAATGCTGTACTCAACAGCAAGGGCATCTATATCTATGCCACCATCTGCAAACCTACGATGTAGAAGCAGGTTGTCCTGTTCATTTAGTTTCTTAAGACCGAAAGACACATCACTTAACATAGCCTCACGATTCATGCCCTCGTTAGGCTTGCTTGAGGTAGAGATGAACTCATCCTTAGGTGATGATGATACTGTCCACTGCTCATAGTTCCACACATCACGCAATAACTCTTGCAAGATTTCATGCGTGTAATAGAAAGCATCCGATGGTACTGACTTGGTTTTATAGGCACGCTCTTTAGCCGCGAACTTCTGTGACTCATTGTTAAAGGTACGCTTGAGTTTAAATACGAGTGAGTCTTGCCCTTCCCACTCCTCAATCTTATGCCAATGTTCTAATGCCCATAGGTTCAGGTGTTGAAACACATCATCTGCTGTGACTAAGTGCCTATGAATACGGGTACATCTAGCAGCAGATAAGCGTGCTACTTTATAGACCTGCTCCCATAGTAAATCTTTCTCGTCACTCATCCTTAAGTATCCTCATTGCCTCTAGTAAATCGTTAACTGTAATGAGATAACCCTTGCTCCTGTTCGGGGGAATCTCACAAGTAATCTCTCTACCGTTCTGTCTTAAGGCATACTCTACATGAGATTTAGGAACCATAAGAACGCCGTGCTCTAGTACAAATGCCCAGTACTCTGCCTCTGATACAGACAAACCCGATGGTTGCCATGAATTAGAACGCTGGTACCAACACTCAACTTCTACATAGAGATTGCCAGTTGCGTGCCACTTGCGGTCACGCTTTACTTCAATGGTCTTACCCTTGGTCAGTAGTTCTTCTACTAACTGTTCACCTTCTCTGCCGTAGCCAAAGTCTAGGTCGAACGATGAGAGATTAGCCATTTATCAGTACACCGACTCGCCTTCTCAAACCATCAGCGCCTTCTGCTAGGTACACATCATTAACATCTTGTCCCTCAGGCATGAACACAGGAAACACATTGTCTAGTTCACGACTTAAGTTCTTAGCCATCTCTCTGCCTGCATTGTCACCATCACATAGCAAGATTACCTTGCTCCAATCAGCCAGCACCCGTGAGTAAAAAGGTTTCCAGTTGTTAGCACCAGGTAATCCGACAGCAGCAAAGCCCGCTTGTGTTGCTATCACTGTGTCAAGTTCACCTTCACATACAACTAAGGTGTCATCATCTTTATTTAATGCGTTGATATTAAAGATGTGAGTCGTAGCCCCTGGTCTTGACATGTACTTCGGGCCAGGTGAATCAGGACTTAAGGCACGAAAGCGTATGTCAATGGTGCCCGATGGTGTTAGGTATGGGATAGATAACTTACCGATGTATGGTTCATGTCCAACCTCAGGTGTCTTTACGAAGCCGAGGCGAAACATAGTTGCGGTCGTGTGAGTGATACCTCTGCTCCCCAGATACGGAAGAATCTCCTCTAGGTTTTGAGCGTAAGTCTCCGTTGCTCTCTCCAGTAATTCTCTCTGCGATTTGCTTAGCCTCATTAAAAGTAACTCCTTCTTTCTTCATGATTAGGGAATACACATCTCCTGCCATGTCACAGCCGAAGCAACGGAACCCACCGTTTTCTGTATTAAGACGAGCAGACTTTACTCTATCGCCATGGAAAGCACAGCGTACTGTTACCCAGCCACGCCTGCCTTGAGGTACATCAAATCCGTAGTGTTCTAGTACTTTAACTAAGTCATGCTTAGAGTTTTGCAAGAGCATCACTGAGCCTTTGCACTACATACGCATCCTCAATTCCCCTGTTAGATGCCTTGATAATGACCAGTGGTGTTGGTGCTAACTTCAATCTCTTAGACACACGGTAGTTCTCTGCCTCAACTAAAGCCTCACGAATCCAACCAGATAAATCTATCTTGCCGTCACGCCGTGGTGCCTTGGCTTCAATAACATAGAGGTCATTCTCCGTAGGTAATGCAACATCACCCACATCATTGCGCCCTGCCCGTGGCAATCGTTGTGCGTTGTAGCCTTGTGACATCAGCCAATCGGCAAGGTCAATCTCAAATGCTGCACCTCTGCGCTTATTACTTGCTTGCTGTGTTGGCATTTTGTACCTCCGCTGCTTGTGCTGCTTGCCAGTAAAGTGCATAGTAATTCTCATCATAAGCAAAGCGCTTCATGTGCTTGGCTATTGCACCAGTATGTGCATGTACTGGCACACCTGCTGCTTTAAGTTTACGGAAGAACACAATGTCCTCACCCACAAACTTCTCACCCACATTCTCAATCTCTGCAAACATGGACTGGTCTGGGAACTTCTGTCTTAATAAAGGAACCACTGACTTGTGCATCAGCGTAAGCCCCAGCCCTGCGTTATCAACCTTAATCACTTGGTTCTTAGGTAACGGATGTTTATATTTAATCTCAAACTCACTGTCAGTTTCATCAAAGAGTGCAGGCATAGGTTGCATCAACGATGACTCCATCTGCTTAGAGATAAAGTAAACACCGCTTACGACTGGACGAGCAATTTTATCTGCTGTATTCCATAGTAGTTCTAGTATGTCAAGGGTGAGCACAATGTCTGAGTCAACCCATAGCAACCAGTCTGTCTTAATACTGTCAGCCCACATATCAAACAAGGCTTGGCGTTGGCGACCAATCTGATTACCTTGTACACGCACCGCGTTGTTAATCGTAAGGTTGCGTGTTGGTGCTGTGATTGTGGTGTACATCAGACCTTCGGTGAACTTACCATCAGTCAAACCATTGTCACACCAACCAATAGATAATGTTTCTTTGGAACTATGCGCCATTTATATCCTCGCTCTCGTCAATAACTGTAAGGGCACTCTCGCCCATCTCTTTGAATGAAACAGAAAGAAGAATCAAATGGTCTGCTATTTCTTCTATACATTCTGGGCCATGGTTTTCTTTTAAATGTTTTGCATACTGGTTAACATAATCAGCAAACTGAATAGACTCTAACCAAATAGTATTGGGGTCATATATCTGCTTCGATGCCTCGTCAATTTGTTCAATGACATTAGGTAACTCAGCAATAATAATCTCTTTAACTTCCTGCGGTACCTTCAACTTCGTTAGCACTGCTTCCAGTCTTTCGGGTATAAGAAACAATTCCTCCGTCAATGTAAGATTTGTATTCTTCTTCCGTGAGGTCTTGGAACTGACCAGTTTCTTTATTCTTCCAAACAAGTGCCCTCCAACCAGCGGTGTATGTAAGTGCGCGAGGCATCAACATAAGTTGTGCCTTGATGTCAGTAAGAAAGCGCTCTGTCTTAATAACAAATTCATCTTTAACTTCTGTGGCTGGTACTTCACCAGCATTTTCAACAACTGATAACTCCCACGGGCTATCCAATCGTTGCATAAACATTTCTCCCATTGCTTCTCCTAAGGTTGTCCTACATCTAATACTTGCATACTTGCGGGGTCATACGAAAGCCACACGGGTGTGCTTCCGTTGGCATCGGCAGGTCCATAACGATTCTTAACAGCACACACACCCATTGTAGAAATCTGATTGATAACTGTAAGGATGAGTGATGGTGTCTGAGCAACCTTGCCATGTAATGCTTTTTGTGGTGGGCATGGATTACCAAGTACCCCCTCAGAGGTGTGATGACAAACCACAACCGCAGCACCAGTCTCCCGTGCCCACCACTTAAGTTCCTTCATTAGTGTACGCAAACCACCCCACTCATCTTGCGAATCCATGGTTACATCTACTGCATTGTCAAGCACAATCAAACGAACATCCTCACCTAAGCGTTCACGAGTAGCAAGTACTGCATCCTCAATGTCTTTAAGTGTTGGTGCGGAATCAAACTCCCAGTAGATATGGTCAGCAGGCTTGAGCATTTGCGCTGCCCAATCTCTATCCATTTCCATAAGAGGTTCAACTTCTGCTTGTTGTTTACCCGTAAGTAAAGCAAGTAAGCGAAGGCTCATCGTATGTGAGTGTGTATCTGCAGAGATATAAAGAGTTGGAACTTTCGCACGAACCGCCAGAGACAGAGCAAGCGTTGACTTGCCTGCCCCTGGCGGTCCAGCAATCATGCTCACCTCGCCGTAACGAATTGCTATTTGTTGAGCAGCAAGTGAGTGCCACACAACAGGAAGTGTTGCACCCCCTCGTGATTCTGTCTTAATAGCACGGCTGAGTAGGCGCATGGTTTATGCAGGTACCTTGTTCTGGCAAGCCTGCCCCTGTGGTTTCGGACATGCATAGAAACCCTTGTATGGGCGACCAGTTGCTTTAGCAATACCTGCTGGTACATGGCGCATAGGGCCAGCACCGCAAGTGCAATCAGGTGTTCCAACCATTGGCTTGTAACCAACTGGTGCTGGATATGAAGGCGCTACTGCTGCAACTGCTGAGTGGTCAACAACTTCTGGCTTAAGACCAGCGTTGCTTACTGCACAGATAGCATCAATGCTTGATTCTAAATCAGCAATAGATGCAATGCGTAGTGTCAAGCCATCTAACGCTGCATCTAGTTCAGCATCAGAGGTTGCACGGATGTTAAGTAAAGTACCCTTAGGTGTCTTTACATTTACTTGGTATAGCGATTCAGTCATTTGGTTCTCCTATAGGTATCTCTGGATAAAGGTGTGAGTCTTTGCCACCCACTGCATAGCATGATGAATTTACTGCACATGTACCGCACATAAATCCAGGTGCTGGGATAAAGATTTTATTGCTTACTGCTATCTCAAAGCCCTTAGCCCATGAGCCGAGGCGTGCCTCAGTATATCGGTCAAGGTTGACAGGCATCGTTAATTCTCCTGTGCGTGCCATGAAATAACTTCCAAGTTGTGGGCGAATACCAAAGGTTTTCTCCACAAGGATTGCATAGATACCCAGTTGTGTTTGAGACTTAGGCTCTGCACTTCCTGACTTAATATCTACAATCACTAACTCACCAGTAGGTGCAACCATTACGCGGTCAAGGAACGCTTTAATGTTTACACCATTGACTTGTTGATTCATTTCAGTTTCAATAGCAGGGATTCCTTCGGGTGTATCCCAAATCTTCCAGCCACTATCTTCACGGAACTGTATCCAAAAGTCCACCATCTTCGGACCGTTAGCCAACCACCATGCAGCATCTTCCTTGTTAGGATTAGCCTTAGTAGCACGACCACCAGCACGCCATGGCATACCGTTGTCAACCATTTTGTAGTTGTGTTCCCATCGCTCAATGAATGTAGCGGTAGAATCAAAACCCTCAGGTTTCATATCGTATAGTTCTGTGCACTCATGTACAGCCTTACCACCAGCAAGCCAGTAGGAAGGTGACTCTGCTACATTTTGTACACGGGTGAGGTAATACTGCCACCCACATCCAAGCCATGTTGACATGGCGGAATGTGAGATGTAGTTCTTACCCGTAACTTGTTCAAGTGTCATTGTTTCTCCTTCAATAGAGGAGACTACTACACAATCTCTGCTCTATTATTAGACACGCCGAATAGAATTACACATTTGTAATTTATTGTGGTTACACTGCTGTTCGTGATGAACAGGTTAAGTAGAAAACTGGTGAGGCCATCGAGCCGAACCAGTATAGCAAAGGATAGCAAGGTTGACTTGCGTAGTCTTGGACCTGTGCATGTTTGCATGTGTGGCTCACAAGTTTTTAAAGTGGGCGTTATGTTTGAAGATAAGGATATAAGCCTATGGTTTACAGATGCAGAGTGTTTCGCATGTGGTGCATTAGTGAAAGTTCCAACACCAGTAGATGATTAAATTAACTTATGTTGTGTGCTTTATTGTGAGCAACATCACATCATTTTTTTTTGCTTACAAGTTAGGCATTAAGACAGAACAGCGTGCTCGCCTTCGTAGACTTGGCGCATTAAAGAGATTACTAAATGGCAAAGTATGATTACAAATGTAATCTCTGTGGCGGGCAACAAGAGATAGATAAACCAATGGGTAGTGACTGGTCACCATCATGTTGCGGTGAAGTTATGTCACAGGTTTACTCAGTCATACCAGTGAAGTTCAATGGCAGTGGGTTCTATTCAACTGGTGGATAATCCGCATCACAAGATACTACTCAAACACTCTGACAAAAGGTGGGGTCTTTGTGCAGTATGTGGACCAACAAGGTTGAAGAAGAAACAGTACGGCTGGTCGTGTCGTAATAAGTACAACGAGTACCGCTCCCGCCATTACAAGTCAAAGAAACCACACTGTGAAGTCTGTGGTTTTGTGGCACAGCACCGTAGCCAGTTAGATATGGACCACATAGACGGTAACCATACCAACAACAAACCAAGCAATTTGCA